ACCACACTTCATCCCCATGATTAAAGACATCTCCACCTATCTTTGAGTGATAAACAGGGTCCAATGTATTTTTAAGTTCTAAACACCTCCAAGTGGGAAATCCACCCAACAATTCCTCCTTAGAGACACCCTTTCTTCGAAAGTCCTTTATATCATCAGTAGACAAATTAGCCACAGCAGCAGCAACACTATGAGCCCCAATTATTCCACTAGCTTCACAAGCATGAAGAAATATATACTTTAATCCAAAATAAGCGTTATAATTTGAGGCATAAGTGCCATAAGCATGACCTAAACAGGAAAGAATCACATCAATCGGGGCTCTCACCTTATTCTCACGACCCCAAGCAACCCTAACAAAATATTCTCTAGATTCCCTATAAGGAAGATATCGGGGTTGATTAGGTAAAGTAGACTCATTGCGAACAGATTGATGTTTTAAAAAAGTAAGCCCAGTCTTAATTAACTCCCCCATAGCATGAGTGGAGAGAAAAGAGATACCATCACGCAAATTTCGAATATCAACATCAAAGTAAGTTTTCATAAATATTTGAAAGTTAGCACCAGAAAAATACTTAGAAATTATAGGATCTAAGGTCTTATTATAAGCATGATCATCACCATAAACAATTGCAGCAAAATATTTAAGACCTGCTTCCTCAAGTAAATCTTGATGTATAAGAGGAGCCATAGCAGTCTGAAAAGTAATAAAAAGAAATAAATACAATGCAACAACCCAAGAATCTAGGTGACTAGTACTAAAAACCCCACTTGGAACGCCCCCAAGAACGAAGGCCCAAGTAGGACCAAAAAGGTGAGTCAAACGAACACTAATTTGTCGTATTAAAAGGCGAACAATGCGTTCTCTTATAGGATAATCCTCACCACTAGGATCATCATAAATCAAACCAAATGAATAAAATAGATTTATTAAACGTTCATTTGTCGATTGGTCCATATTACGAAGATCTGCTTCAACCAAAATAGGATCGTTCTCATTCAAATGGTCAATTTTAAGACATCCAGCAATTCGGTCCATACCACCATGAGGCCAAGCATGACCAACTTGAATCACATGACCATGCTCAAGGCTAAATCTCGTTTTGCTAACTAAACGCTCGAACATCACAAAAAGGGAAGAGGGAATAATATAAAGGCGTAACTTCGCCATCTTCTCTTCCCACTCTTCAGGAGTATAAAAGTTTAAATAATATAAATTTTCGTTCTTTTCTGTCGTTTTCCAAAACATAGCAGGATCAGGAGCATTGGGATCAAGCATCCACTCCATTGTAGTATTAATGTCGGCCTGCAACATTTCATATTTCTTTCCACATGAATCAATTTTAATTCTCTTTCCATCCACCACCAATTTTTCAGATTTAAAATCATTTATTCCTGCAGAAGTACCTAGAGACATACCTTGGCAATCATCAAATGTAATAGGAATTTTTAATTTTCCAAAGTATTTTTCAGTACCTAAATGATGATACATTAAGCCCAGGGCTTTATCCAAATATGGAAAAACATGTTTAGTAGCATCCAAAGGTTTATGAACATGGCGATCCAACTTAAGTATGGTATCAACAAATTTATTAGGATACAAATTAGCTGTAGCAGTCAACATATGGGGATGCCCTCCAGTAGTACCAAATGCCGCATTATAAAGGGATTTACCCCGAAGAACTCTAGCCAACAATGAAACAATATGAATCCCTTCTTCGTCTTCATAATAGTTAGCAGTACTCCAAACCTCATTTTCAAAAAATTTTCTATCTTCTTTATTAAAGCACCTTTTCAACATCTCACCACAATAATCCATATCAGCTCTTTTAAAGATTTCATTTATTGTGGGATTCGGAGGAATAAGTACTTGTGATTGAGGAAAAGAGGTCTTACCTAATTGAGGAGCAACAACACGAATATTACCATTTTTCTTAAATCTAGAATGTAATCGAAGAAGTTCTGAATCTCCTGTTGCAGGACAAATTTCATCATCCTCTAGATCAAACCGTTCAGAAAAGTGGGCAAAGAAATCAAGAGAGTCACTCTCTATATTATCAAACATTATTTTGTATTCATACCCAGAACACTTTCCTTTACCCTTAACATGGATATAACATCCACACCCTGGCAAGTGATCGGAACCATCTCCAGGACGCTTGAGGCATGAGGGAAAGAAAACTCTTGGAAATTCTATATAAGGGTTTTGACCTTGAGGATCCATTCTTTTCTTTTGAAAAATATGACGAATAAGAGGGAAATACCTTCGAGGCAATCTACGGGCAAACTTCTCCAATGCGTAAACTGGACCGTAGGATGTGCGAAACGACTGTGACAGTGTGGCTTGGCACTATAAATTGACTAGGAATACTCTCGTTATCGTAG